CCAGTTGGACAAAGACAGTCACTTACGTACTAGCTTTAATTTGCATGGTACAACTTCTGGCCGCCTTAGCTCTAGTGGTAAACTAAATATGCAGCAGCTTCCTAGAGACAATCCTTCAGTCAAGGGTTGTATCAAAGCTGCAGCGGGGTCAAAGATTGTTGCTATGGACTTGACAACTGCCGAGGTGTATGTTGCCGCAGTTCTGGCAAACGATAAAGCTCTCATGGACGTATTCCGTTCAGGAGGAAACTTTCATAGTACCATTGCGAAAACAGTTTTTCGACTTCCTTGTGAAGTAGAAGAAGTAGCAGAGCTATACTCTGTGGAACGACAGGCAGCTAAGGCTGTTACCTTTGGTATTATGTACGGTGCGGGCGCAAGAAAAATCAGTGCAGAAGTTACAAAAAGTTCTGGTTCTTTCTTCAGCCCAAGTGAGGCTCAGGAAGTTATTAATGATTACTTTAAATCTTTCAGCGGTCTACGCAAATGGATTACTCAAAATGAGAAATTTATTGAAACGAATGGTTTCGTTTATAGTTTCTTCGGTAGGAAGCGACGCCTACCCAACGTTGAGTCTTCCGATAAGGCTATTCGAAGTCATACAATTAGGTCTGGTCTTAATTTTCTGGTGCAGTCTACTGCTTCTGATATTAACCTTCTAGGCGCTATAGACATGAATAGTTACATCAAGACTCACAACATGAAAGCAAAGATATTTGCTCTAGTTCACGACTCGATTCTTGCCGAAGTACCGGAAGATGAAATCGAACACTACAGCGAAAGATTGCAACACTTTGTTCAGCTCGATAGAGGTGTTACTATTCCAGGCGCTCCAGTCGGATGTGACTTTGAGATTGGTGACGACTACTCTATGGGTAAGTGGGACAAGATGTATGGTGATAACATTTAGAGGTAGTTCTGCTATTTCTTTTCCAGTCTATCCGCTACCTTCCTCTAACTGGGAGATAGCGGATGGGCTATTATTTTTAGATGGAAAAGTAGTAGACGATACGAATATGCCAGGCGAAACTCTCGGCATACGAAGATTACAGACCTCTTTCAACCTTCTTCCTTTAACAAAAGCACTAGTGGACTTTACAGGAATGATAAAACAAAGAAACAACACCTTTGTAGATAGTACAGGAATTCCTTTTATTTATCAAAAGACACAAATGCTTCCTTTAAAATATAAAAAAATTAAACGCATAGATAGAAAAGTTGTGGCAAGTGTTCTTCACTTAGAGGGTGAAAAGCATCCACTTAAAATCATTCGCCCACCAGAAGATGGTAGAATGTGGGCAGGAATACTTTACTATCAAGGACTTCCCTGGAAGTTATACGAGTACTCTGAAGAATATCAGAAAGATACTCGGAGAAAGGTATAATGGCAAAAAGAAATAGACTTATACAGGCAGCAAATTTAAGTTTACAAGAGATTGAACCCCTTACTCAGAATCAATTAAAAACATTTGAGTCAGATAAACACTTGGTACTGCATGGAGTTGCAGGCACAGGAAAAACATTTATTTCCTGTTATCTAGCGTTTGATGATATACTAAAAAACGATAAAGAAAAACTAGTAATAATTCGAAGTGCAGTTCCTACTCGTGACATTGGGTTTCTGCCAGGGAATGAAAAAGAAAAAGCTTCTGTATATGAAGAACCATATAAGGATATATGTATAGAGCTATTTCAACGCGGTGATGCGTATGAAATACTAAAAACAAAACATTTAGTACACTTTATGACTACTTCATTTATTCGTGGTATTACACTTAGGGATGCTGTGGTATTAATAGATGAATGTCAAAATATGAATTTACATGAGTTAGACTCCATTATAACTCGTATCGGAGAAAACTGTAGAGTTATTTTTTGCGGAGATTTTCGTCAGGCTGACTTAGTTGATAATGGATTAAGTCCATTTATAAGAATATTAAAAGCTATGAATGAGTTCGATTTAGTAGAATTTGGTACAGTAGATATTGTTCGTAGTGAATTTGTAAAGAAATATATTATTGCGAGAACCGATTTAGGAATATGAAAGCAGTATTAAGCAATCGAATCTATATGGATTGTGGAGACGAACTGAGAAGTAAGATTGATAAAGAACTTACTTATAAAGTTCCAGCTCCGAATCCACTAGACCCGCCCATTGTAATCAAGAATATGGGTATTATAAATAAAAATCTTATTACAATGCCCATAGGGCGCGTTGATTTGATTCCTGATGACTATGAAATAGTAGACAAACGAGTACACATTCCAGTAGACTTTCCAGAGTTTAAATTCGATTTAAGAGAAAGTCAGGCAGAAGTCTACGACTCTATAGAAGACAATGCAATTATTAATGCGTGGGTGAGTTGGGGCAAGACCTTCACGGGGTTGGCCATTGCCGGAAAACTAGGACAAAAGACTCTAGTCGTTACTCACACAGTACCACTTCGAACACAGTGGGCAAAAGAAGTACAAAAAGTCTATGGATTTGAGCCAAGCATTATTGGCAGTGGCAAGTTCGAAATGGATACTCCCATCGTTGTCGGAAACACTCAGACACTCTACCGAAACATAGACAAAGTAAGAAAGGAATTTGGCACAGTCATATTAGACGAAATGCACCACGTTAGTAGTCCAACTTTTTCCAGAGTCTTGGACACAAATTATTGTCGCTACAAAATTGGACTCTCTGGAACGATTGAAAGAAAGGATGGCAAACACGTTGTTTTCCGTGACTACTTTAGCCCAAATATCTATAAACCACCGAGAGAAAACTTTATGACTCCATCGGTTGATATTCTTCGTTCAGAAATACGTTTTATGGACGGTGCGAAGATACCGTGGGCAAGGCGAGTGAACAATCTCGCAAACAATGAAGAGTATCGCCATACGATTGCTATGATGGCAAGTGCTTATGCAGCGAGAGGTCACAAAGTCTTAGTTGTCAGTGACCGAGTTGCATTTCTAAAAAGATGCGCGGAACTCAGCGGAGAAGATGCAATTTGTGTGACTGGAGAAGTCCCACACGAAGAACGAGAAAACTTAATAGATGAAATATTTTCTGGCAGAAAGAATATTCTTTACGGAACGCAGTCGATATTTTCTGAAGGCATCTCAGTAAATAACTTGAGTTGTCTGATTTTGGGTACGCCTATCAATAATGAGCCTTTACTTACTCAGCTTATTGGTAGGGTTATTCGAACACATGAAGGTAAAAAGTCTCCAAAGATAGTGGATATTCATCTAAAGGGGAATACTGCAAGAAAGCAGGCTTCAAATAGGATTGGTTACTATATGAAGCAGGGATATGAAATCAAGCAGCTGTAAAAAAATAGTTCTTGACAAAAGTATAAATCTTTGGTATAATAATGGTCTTATTCAACTGGAAAAAAGTATTTAGAGTATCAAGAGGTAACTTACGTAGTTGCCTTGAAATTATGCGTATAATAACGTATAATCCGATACCTAATAATAAGTACGATACCGCATATAAGTATGAGGGTTTCGACTTTAGAGGCGAGAGCTTCCTGGTTCATCCAGAAAAGCTTTTTGAAAACGCCTATAAATATACAGACCGAGAACTCGGTACGTATATTTCTCTTGCGGCTACGAGAAATTTAGCAAATTATCTAGCAACAGGAGATACAACTATAGATACTCTTCTTCTACCCGAAGATGAGATAATTTTTGAAGAAATCAACAACAATAGGCTACTTAATGTAGATGATACAGGTAAACTGCATTTTCTATATGAAGAAGTCCCACAGGAGAAAATAGTATGGCATTAGCATTTAATCAAACCAAAGGCGAAGCACAGAAGTCTAGCATCGTCACTTATCAGTACAATGACGGAGACAACAAAGTTCGTCTCGTAGGCGATGTACTCGCTCGCTACGTTTACTGGGTCAAAGGTGAAAACGATAAGAACATTCCTCTTGAGTGTCTTTCGTTTGACCGTAACGAGGAACGTTTCAACAACAGGGAAAAGGACTGGGTTCGTGAGTTCTATCCTGACCTGAAGTGTGGCTGGAGCTACGCTATGCAGTGCGTAGACAATGGACAGGTTAAAGTTATTAACCTGAAGAAGAAGCTTTGGGAGCAGATTCTTACTGCTGCTGAAGACCTGGGTGACCCAACTGACGTTGAAACTGGCTGGGATATTTGTTTCAAGCGTGTAAAGACTGGACCTCTCCCCTACAATGTTGAGTATCAGTTACAGGCTCTGAAATGCAAGCCTCGCGCTCTCACAGATGCAGAGCAAGAAGTTCTTGTAGACCTGAAGTCAATGGATGAAGTAATGCCCCGTCCGACTCCAGATGCTCAGAAAGAGCTGTTAGATAGGTTGCGTAATGCACCTTCTAAAGAAGAAAATGATATTGAAACTCTCGAAGATGAGTTCAATATCGGATGATTCTTTTTACAGCAGACTGGCACATAAAACTGGGACAGAAAAATGTCCCAGTTGCCTGGGCATTAAATAGGTATAATCTATTTTTCGATAAAGTTCGAGAAATAGAACGAGATTGTGTAATGCACATTATCGGTGGTGACCTATTTGATAGGCTGCCTACAATGGAAGAGTTAGAGTTATACTTTTCTTTTATTCGTGGAGTTTCTACTCCTACGATTATTTATGATGGCAACCATGAAGCAACGAAAAAGAATAGAACATTCTTTTCTCAGTTAAAAAGAGCAACAAGAGACATAAACCCTCTGGTATCGATAATAGATAATTCCTATATAGATGAGAATCTAAAGTTCGGAATATTGCCTTATCGTGAACTGCATAACAAAAAGAGCATAGAAGCTTTTGATAGTAATATGCCTTTGTTTACTCATGTTCGTGGGGAGATTCCTCCTCATGTAAAACCAGAAGTAGAGTTACATCGTTTCGATTCATTTCCAGTAGTATTTGCAGGAGACTTACACTCACACTCAAATACTCAAAGAAATATTGTATATCCAGGCAGTCCAATGACTACTTCTTTTCATAGAAATCATGTAGATACTGGTTATCTGCTAATAAATGAAGAGAACTGGACTTGGTTGTGGGAAAAATTTGAATTACCCCAGCTAATTCGTAGAACTGTATCTTCTCCTGATGATATGGTTCCTACAGACTACGACCATACTATCTATGAGATAGAAGGTGATATACAAGAGCTTGCTGCTGTAAAAAATTCTGAGTTGCTAGATAAAAAAGTTGTAAAGAAAAACTCTGAAGCCTCTCTTGTTATGACTTCGGACATGACAATGGAAGACGAGTTAGTAGAGTACCTACTCTACATCTTGCAGATAAAAGAAGAAAATTTAGAGTCAATACTAGGAATTTACAATGATTACTCTCAGAAAGCTCAAATGGAATAATTGTTTTAGCTACGGAGAAAACAATGAGCTTGACCTCGATGATGGTACTTTAACTCAGATTATTGGAACTAACGGGATGGGGAAGTCCTCCATCCCGTTAATCATTGAGGAAGCATTATATAATAAAAACTCCAAAGGCATAAAGAAAGCAGATATACCGAACAGACTACTCAACAATGGATATGACATCCAATTAGAATTCACAAAAGATGATTCTAGTTATTCGGTAACTGTAAATAGAAAGACTAACATAAAAGTAAAGTTTGAAAAAGATGGCGAAGATATTTCTAGTCACACTGCTACGAATACTTATAAAAACATTCAAGAAGTTCTTGGAGTGGATTTTAAGACGTTTACGCAGTTGGTATATCAACATCCTAATAGTAGCTTACAGTTTCTAACTGCCACAGATACAAATAGAAAAAAGTTTCTAATTGATTTGTTACATTTAGAAGAATATGTAACACTATTTGATGTATTCAAAGAAGCCGCTAGACTCTCTTTCAACCGTAAAAATAGTATTGAATCAAAAATCGCAACTGTTGAAAAATGGTTGAATGATAATAAATTGAGTGATACTACCATACTTCCAATGCTAAATATTGAAATTGAGACGGAAGATGAAGAGAAAGAATTAAGTTCTCTCACGGTAGAATTTGAAAATATTTCGGAAAAAAATAAAAAAATTTCACAAAACAATAAATACATCGAGATACTCAAGTCCATTGATATCAATGAAGCGAATAGAATTGATGTACCAAAGAAAGAATCCTATGACTCTTTACAGAGTGAAGGCGGTCAGTTAAAATCTGAAATTACTGCTGCCAAAAGTTTTCTTTCTAAGATTGAGAAACTTGGAGACCACTGTCCTACTTGTGAGCAGGACATAGATGCAGAGTTTAAGCAAGGATTGATAGACAAAGAACTTGCTAAAATAGATGCAGCTACTAACAAGTTAAAAAGTGAGATTATACCTGAAATAGAGCGTATAAAAGCAAACAATACTCTTTATGAGAAGAAGATTAGTATCGAGAATAACTGGCAAGATGTCTATAAATCTATAGATAAATCTTTGCCGACTTCTCTTGTAGATAGAGAAGCATTAGAGACTCGAATACAAGAACTTCGTGGTGAAATTCAAAAGAAGAAAAGTGAATTTACTGCGATAACAAAAGAAAACGAAGAAAGAACTAGACGCAACACTAGAATCCAAGTAATACTTGAGCAGACTGAAGATTTTGAAAAAGAACTGGCAGAAGCTCAAGAAAGTTTAGAGCAAGAAGAAGCACTTAATATTAACCTAGAAATACTGAAGAAAGCCTTCAGTACTAATGGTCTTATTGCCTATAAAATTGAGAATCTAGTGAAAGAGCTAGAGACTTTAGTAAATACATATCTAGCAGAACTATCTGATGGTAGATTTACTTTAGAATTTGTAGTGCAAAATGATAAGTTAAATGTGCAGATTACTGACAATGGAAACATAGTGGATATACTAGCACTTTCTTCTGGAGAACTTGCAAGAGTAAATACATCGACTCTGATAGCTATTCGTAAACTTATGAGTAGTATATCAAAGTCAAGACTGAATATACTATTTCTTGATGAAGTAACAAATGTACTAGATGACCCTGGCAGGGAAAAGCTAGTTGAAGTATTACTTGCAGAGGAAAACTTAAATACTTACATAGTAAGTCATGGATGGACTCATCCGCTGCTAGAAAAGATAGAGATAGTAAGAAAAAATAATATCAGTTGTTTAGAAAGGTAGTATATGGTAGATTCAAGAGCAAAAGGTGCAAGAGGTGAATATCTTGTACGAGATATGCTTAGAGAATATACAGACCTAAAGTTTGAGAGAGTACCCGCTTCGGGTGCTCTCGAATACTTGAAAGGAGACTTATATGTCCCTAACGAGAAAAACAGGTTCTGTATAGAAGTAAAAAATTATGCTGATTCTCCGCTAACAGATAAGATTTTTACTCAGGAAAAAACAAATAATTTGATACGCTGGTGGACAAAGGTACAGGCTCAAGCAAAGCAAGGTAGCCAAGAACCTTTATTATTTTTTAAATACAACAGGTCTAAGGTATTTGTTGTGACAGAAATTAAACCGCAGGAAAGTAGCAAATTTTTCTTTATTTCTTGGCTAAAATGTTATATAATACTGGCTGATGATTGGCTAAAAGATGAAAAAATCGAGTTTATAAATTATGGTAGCGTTTAATTTTTCTGACAAACTAATAGACATTGATAGTAGTGCAACTTTGATAGTTGATGCACTCAATCTAGCCTTTCGCTGGAAACATCAAGGTCGAACTGACTTCTGCTCAGACTACATACGTACAGTACAGTCTCTAGCAAGGTCATATGATTGTGGCAATGTAATCATTACTGCTGACTGGGGCTCTTCTACTTATCGTAAAGAAATACACCCAGACTACAAACAAAATCGTAAAGATAAATTTGCTGAACAAACAGAAGCAGAAAAGGAAGCGTTTGAACAATTCTTTTTAGAATTTGAAAGAACTCTGGAAGAACTTTCAGAAGATTATCCTGTACTTCGCTATAAAGGTGTAGAGGCTGATGATATAGCCGCACACCTAGTTAAAGAAAAAGATAAGTATGGTCTTGATACTATTTGGTTAATATCAAGTGACCGTGACTGGGATTTATTGATTGGAGAAGGTGTTAGCCGTTTCTCATATGTAACGAGGAAGGAAGTTACAGTAGATAACTGGTCTGACTCCTACGACATTGACCATGAAGATTACATCTCCCTCAAGTGCCTTACAGGCGACAAAGGTGATAATGTTCCTGGTATTCCAGGTATCGGTCCAAAGCGTGCCACAGACTTAATTCGTGACTATGGCTCTGCTATGGATATTTACGATGCTTTACCTATAGATAGTAAGTACAAGTTTATTCAAACTCTAAACGAGAATGCAGAACAGCTTCTTGTAAACTATCAACTAATGGATTTAATTACATATTGTGATGACGCAATAGGGTCTGAGAATATATCAGACATTGAGGGGAGATTATTAAGTGCAAATTAAGTATAATCGTGACAAATATTTGTCTGAGTTTGGAATTAAAACTCTCCAAGACAGATACATGATTGAAGGAGAAA